CTTATATGGCATTCATAAATTATAAATTCTTATTACGATTCCAAATAATCGTACTTCCAAAAAAAATTAAGGAAAAATGAACAGAAACTTTTTAAAAGAGGCTATTGCCGATGCAAAGACTGTCAAAGAATCAGCCATTGCAAATGCTAAGATTGCTTTAGAAGAAGCTTTTCAACCACAAATCAAATCCATGCTAGCTGCAAAGTTAGAAGAAATGGATAAAGAGGACATGGATGAAGAGATGGACGATAAAGTAGACGAAGCTAAAAAAGATGATGATAAAATTAAAGAAGAGAAAGAATACATGACCAAAAAGGAAAAGCGTGAGGGCGATGACCGTAAATCAGATGATAAAGCTGAAGCACGAGCAGAAAAAATGCGTAAAATCAAAGAGGAAGATGTATCTGATCTAGACGAAATTTTATCAGAATTAGAAAATGAACTAAATGAGGACACTTCAGAAATTGGAGAAGCTAAAAAGGACGACGACAAGGACGACATCAAAGAAGATGAAAGAACTGACGCCGAAGAAGAAGGCTACGAAGATGGTATGGAGGATGAAAAAGAAGACGAAGACGAGGACGAAGATGTCGACCTTGAAGATATGTCTGAAGAAGACCTCAAAAAGTTTATCGAAGACGTAATCGAAGATATGGTAGGTGCTGGTGAATTAGAAGCTGGCGAATCATTCGAAGATGATGTTGACGTAGACGTAGATGAAGAGGGAGAGTTAGAAGTAGAAGATGATGCGGTAACTGCGGTTGACGTAGAATTGGACGAAGCTAAAGAGGAAATTGATGAAAAGAAAAAACAAGGGTACGATGCAAGATTAGACGATGCTGAAGGCGCTAAACATGGTAAGAAGAAACAAGATATGGCTCAAAGAAGAGCTGATTCTGAAAACATGGAAAAAGCTAAAGGTAAAAGAAAATTTTCTGGTGATTCTAAGATGAAAGAAGAATTAAGAGAAGCTTATGCTACTGTTAAAACTTTAAAATCTGAGTTAAATGAAATCAATTTATTAAACGCTAAGTTACTTTACACTAACAAAATCTTTAAATCTAAAAATTTAACTGAGACTCAAAAGGTTAAAGTATTAGAAGCTTTTGATAAAGCTAGCAATGTAAAAGAAACAAAATTAGTATTTGAAACTGTTAATACAGGATTTAAATCAAATGCTAAAAAACACGTAAATGAAAATTTAGGTAGAGCTTCTAGATCAATGTCTGCACCATCAATTTCAACTAATAAAAAACCGATTGTAGAATCAAATGAAATGGTAATGAGATTCCAGAAACTAGCTGGCATTATCAATTCATAATAATTAATTAATAACGACTAAAAACTTAAAAAAAAATGTCACAATTAAATTCACTTTTAGAATCTGCTAACACTTACAAATCACTGCAAAGTGATGCTGCAAGGTTAGCAAACAAGTGGTCTAAAACAGGCCTACTTGAAGGCATGGATTCTGAGTCAGACAAGAACAATATGTCTATGATCTTAGAAAACCAAGCTAAACAATTAGTAACAGAGAATACACAAACTGGTGGTCCATTAGCGACTTCTGGTCAGTTTACTCCTGGTACAGGACCTGCGGGTCAATGGGCGGGCGTAGCTCTTCCATTAGTAAGAAAGGTATTTGGACAAATCGCAGCAAAAGAATTTGTTTCGGTTCAGCCAATGAATCTTCCTTCTGGTCTAGTATTTTATCTAGACTTCCAATATGGTGGTACGCAAACAGCTTCTCCAGCTACGGCTGCAGGTGCAGGTGCAAAACAACCATTTGCCAATAATACTTCATTATATGGTACTCCTTCTCCAGTAAATCCAGCTACTAACTCTAGTGGTTTTGGTAATGCTGCTGCAGGTGGTCTTTATGGTGCTGGTAGATTTGGATATTCAACTCAAAACCTTATATCTACAGCAATTGCAGCTGGATTTTTCGGTACAGTTGGTAATGCAGATTTTTACTATGATTTAGATGCAGATTCTGCATTTGCTTCTCTTGCAACTGGTCAAACAGCTGCAAACAGTTGGGATCAATTAGCATTAGTAGCTGCTACTAACGTAACAAAAGTTTCTTTTCCAGCAACTACAAGTGCATTAGCTGCAACTACTTTATTAGACACTAACTACGACACAAAAGCTGTTGAAGGTTTTTATCTAGTAAGTTCTGCTGCTGGTAATGCAGTATTTAATACTAACTACCCTGCATTTACTTGTGTAAAACAAGGAGGTATTTTAACTGCTGCTACTGTTTATGCTGGTGGTGCTGTTGCAAACTTAAATGGTAAAATAGTATCATTAATTACGGCACAAGCAACTCAGGTTGGTGGTGCTGCATTAAATGCTGCTTCTGCTACTTTAGGTAACAGTGATTTGAACGTTAAACCTTCAAGTGTAGCATTAACTGCTGGATCTACAGGATTCGGTATGACAATTGACGTATTAGGTCAAGGTGGTGCTGCTGCTCCAGTTATTGCAATTAACAACCCAGGATCAGGATATGTTGCTGGAGATGTATTAAACTTCTCTGCAGCTACTATTCCTGTGAATACTGCAACTGTTGGAACAATTCAAATTACTTTAGTTGCTGGTAATATACCTGCTGCTGGTGTAATTTCATTCTTCGGACAAGGAACAATTTCTGCTGGTGGTGCTAACCTTACTGGTAATATTGCTTCTGGATGGATGCTAGATATTGGTGGTGGTGCTTTAAATGATGTTGGTAACGTTGCTCAAACTGTTGTAGCTCTTCAAACTTTACAACCACTTGATTTTGCAAGAGGTGATTTTGAAGATGGTAACAACAACTTGAATAACAACAACACGCCAATTGCAATCCCAGAAATCAACGTTCAGATGAGTTCTGAAGCTATCGTTGCTAAAACTAGAAAATTGAAAGCTGTTTGGACGCCTGAGTTCGCTCAAGATCTAAATGCTTACCATTCTCTAGATGCAGAAGCTGAATTAACTTCAATCATGAGTGAGTATATTTCATTAGAAATTGATCAAGAAATTCTTGCAATGCTAATCGAAGATGCTGGTGCTGGTGATGAGTACTGGAGTGCTATTAACAACCAGAGTATTACAGCCGGTGGACTTAATCCAACAGGATTAGGATTCTTTAACTCTCAAGGACAGTGGTTCCAAACATTAGGAACTAAAGTTCAAAAGTTAAGTAATATTATTCACCAAAGAACACTAAGAGGTGGAGCTAATTTTATGGTATGTTCTCCAACTGTAGCTACTATTATCGAATCTATTCCAGGATTTGCTAGTAACTCAGATGGTGATGCTGCTAAAATGAGCTATGCATTTGGTGTACAGAAAGCTGGATCAATGAATGGAAGATACCAAGTTTATAAAAACCCATATATGACTGATAATACAATTTTATTAGGATATAGAGGTGGACAATTCTTAGAAGCTGGTGCAGTATTTGCTCCATACATTCCATTAATCATGACTCCATTAGTATACGATCCAACAACCTTTACTCCAAGAA